ATGCCCTCGTCAAAATTCGAGGCGTTATCCGAAAGGTCTTTGGCTGAAGTAGAGCCTAATGGGTTTAGCGTGTTGTACGTATTGGTCATTTTGGCTCTCTGGTTTTAAAGCTTTGTCGAGTATCTTAACATCGCATCAGTAGCTTTTAGTTGGCCTGCCAGGTTAGCGGGCTAGTGTTAACGCACTTCTGCAAAATCGTTGTGCCGCTGCTGCTCACGTTCCAATACAGATCCGCAAGAGTGAACGTGCCGGTAGTGGGTGGAGTTGCCCCGCCCCACAAATCGCGCTGCAACACACCTTGAGGTACAGGATCGGGACCGTGCGAAGATTTTGTAGGGTCTAGGTAGTACGCCTTGGCCCCAGCAAGTCCGTCGGTGATAATCCGAGAATCGAACGCGGTATTAGTGCCAAGGTTCTCGACGCCGAACTTGGCGGTTGTAGATCCAGAAGATACGCGATTCTGTCGGTATGCGTTACCGCCAGAAAATATAGTATTGTCGGCACCTGCCGCGACATAGAATCCGCTGTAGGTGTCAGTTAACCCCATGCTTGCGTTGAACAGTTTTGCGCCTGAGATAGTGGCGTTATCGCTTAAAATTTCAATGCCGTGGCCGCCGGCGCCAACCATCACAAAACCTTCAATGACAAGCAAGCTCTGACCATTTGATTTGATCCCGCTAAATTGATGAGATGAGGTCCCTATATTAAAAAGCTTGTTGTTGGTAAGCGTGAAAACCTCATATCCCGCTTGGTTAAAGCCGGTAGCATCCAGGTCGGCAAACGCACCACGTGCGCGAGTACTTCTATGATCCGAAATATCACTCTGCCCTGAAAATCCTCTCATGATTCTTACGGAGTCGTCTGTGTGGCCGCCCTCAACAATGAGTGTTAGCGCCTGCGCTAGCGGGTTTATGTAGAACAAAGAGTCGGCAGCATTACCTAGCCTGCCTACAGAATGGCCCTTACATTGGAAGAATTCAAATACTCGGCAGTCGTCACCAACTGATGAGACCCTATCAAGAGAGAAAAGCCCTCGACTGTTGGATGCCACACACCGAACGGCACTTATATTTCTAACTTTGCTCTTATTTGCTGCAAGCCCATATCGGAAGTTAAGAAAGCTAACATTTTCAAAGCGAGCGTCAGCGTGCCCGTCATTAAGAGTTACGTCGAAATCAACACCGTCTTGTGTGTCGTTTAAGGCTCTTCCGGGGACAGCCCCCCAAAGGAACATATTGCGAATTTGTAATCCGCTGTTTTTAGCGGTGAACGCAGGAACTAGCGGGTTCAAAAACTTTAAAATGCCTTGGTCGTATGAAGCTCCGCCGTTATACCCTACTAGGCTGGTCCCCTGAGCTGTAACCTGCAAGCCGCCAGTTAGGCATATCATTCCCCTTGCCGGGTGATTCAGCTCGGCGCCATTTGGTATCCCTGCAAGTATATTTTGATACGCAGCATTATTATAATCTGCGTCGGCAGGGTCGCCTGTATTCCGCAGCGTCCGACCAACTTTAACTACAAGCGGGCCAGTTTGGTTCATGCCCGCCGAAACAGAATATGCCAACCTAGGATATTCGTCGTCGATTGATCGAATCTCATCAAATATAGTGCTTTCTGCTCCGCTAGGATCTGTAATGCCAACAAGATCTGCCCCGTCTGGCTCGGCCAAATCGCTTCGCAACGTAACCGCAGCAGATGCTTCGGCATTTAGGCCGGCCATTGTTTTCCTGGTTACACCTAGTCGGTCAACATAGGTTGGCTGGGTACTATTCGCAATCTCATCAATATGCTTAGCGTTATCATCCAAATCCCTAGGATCGATAGAAGGAACCGGATTACCAGTATTGTAAAAACTCATGGCTGCGGCCACTCCTGATTGATAGCTTGGTCTGTTTGCAGAATGTAGATCTGCCAAGGATTTAGGGGCCACTTGTCGTTCATGGCGATATCGAATATTGCTTGCTGCGCAACGAAGTCAGGGATGAGGCCCCAATCGATAGGAAGAATTGGGCGCTCGCGGAGTTCTAGCTCAGCAGAGAATGACCACAGCAGCGGTCCTAGTCGGTTCGGGCCTGAGTAAATATCAGTGAATCGCGCGGTGTAATCCTGATATCCCAGTGGAGTCTCAAGTGGGCACTCAAACCATTGAGAGCCGTCGATTAGCTGGACTTTCCACCAGATCTCGAACGCTTGGGCTTGCGCTGAATTGAAGATCCAGCTAATACTAGCCATCGTCGGAACGCTGGTGAAGTTCCGGCGCTGACGAGCACGCCCGCTAGCGAGATCTGATCGCTTTAGCGGGCTAACTGCCTGGTATGTTCTGCCGTTATGAAGTCCACGCGGCAATGACTCTGGGTAATTGATCGCCATGGTTTTCCGCTGGTAATCTCATTAATTTGTACATTATACATGCTGGGGATTCTCGGTTTGCGGTGGCCGGATATGCGTCGATATTGTGGGATAATATCGTCATCCGCAAAACAGAGTGTCACCGATGAAAACATGCAGCATTTGCAAAATTGAAAAGCGTGACGAGATGTTTCCTTTTCGAGAAAAAAAGATAGGTCTTCGGCGAGGGACGTGCAAGATGTGCAGACCTGCAAAACCAATGACGACCGAGCAAAAAGAACGATACAGAATATACAGAGAGCAAAATAAAGAAAGACTACGTGAGCGACAGAAAGCATGGGAACTGGAAAATAGAGAGTGGTGCACTCTTAAAAAGAGAGAGTGGGCAGAAAAAAACAAGGATAGGGTAATAGAGCAAAGGAACAGGCATTATCAAGAGAACAAAGAGAAAAGGAGTGAGAGCGATAAGCTTAAGAGAATGACTGACCCATTGCATGATATGAAGATCAGGGTTAGAAACAGGATAAATGTCGCTATCAAGAGAGGACGATTTTCAGGAAAGCCGCACGGCACCAGAGAAATAATAGGATGCTCGTGGGATGAGCTTAAGGCGCTTATAGAGTCGAAGTTCACTGACGGTATGACATGGGAAAATAGAGGCTTGTGGCATATCGATCATATAATTCCGCTCGCGTCAGCTAAAACGATTGAGGAAATGATTGAGCTATGCCACAGCTCTAACTTGCAGCCTTTATGGGCCAGTGACAACATTAGCAAGGGAGCAAAGATCTTATAGACCTATGATGGCGACAGGTTGTCGCTTTCGTAAACCCTGTCGTCATACGCCATCGCTTCTACGCTAGCGGAGTCAGTGCCATTTGGAGATATCGAGGTAATCAGAACCTTGTATCCTGTGCCGAATAGAAGGTGTGGAGGTTCGCGGTCCAGTGAAGTATCGGGCGGAAAGTCTAGGCCGGAGATCGACAGGTGGAAATCATCAACCCGAGTTGCGATATACGGGCCAGAACTAGTGCCATCTTCACGGCGCACATACAGATAGTGCGGACCCGGATCAGACCAGTCGAAAGCCTCGGATGATTCGACAATCCCAGCGTCATACGAGATCATGTAAGCCGACTGCGCATAGCCTGGAACATCGTCAGCAACTTGAACATAGCTGAGATATCTGCTGTTTAGCGCATCAAGTTCAGTCGCCCAATTGTATTCCCAGCGACGATACTTCAAGGCGCGACGTTGACGCATACCAATACGCCACGCTTTCGTGCGGTTAGTGCATCCTTCTGCCTTGATCTTTTGAACTCGGGTTCCTGCATCGCCTGGCAGTCGGCATTCAACCGTCTCAACCTGCCACGACACACCGTCAACGTACTCAACGTCAACGCCATCATAGTCATCTGGACGAACTGCCGTGAAGTCTCGTTCAAGACCACGAGTCATGTTCTGTGGCGTGTACATGGATTCGAATACGGCTCTAGGCTCATCACGCGCGGGGCGCAATAGACCGCGATCAACTGTAAGCTCGCTAAACCCGCAAGACAGCGCGTCATTGATAACACCCTTAGCTGTGCCGTTGGTGTTCGTTGCCTGGTCGTAGTGGTCGCCACGAGCCTTCCAGATAGCGTCTAGACGGTCTAGCTCTACAAGGTCAATGTCTGCGTCCGTATAGCCGACGTTTTTGGCGACGTAAGCGAAGAACGGGGCAATGTCGCGGGTTGCAACTGGAGCAGTCCATGCGCCGTTCACGCGAGTTGGCAGTTTACGAGTGGCCTGCACGGAGAACATGGTTTCCGACTGCGCGGATAGACGATCACCGCCGCGAGCATTCACCGTTACAACGGTTACGCCGTCGTAGGATGTAGGGCTATCCAGCTGGCTGCGAACGCCATACCAGACGGTATCGTTGTTGATTTCCGACTCGCGCTCAGATTGCTGGATGAAGCGCTTCTTGATCCTGCCTTCTGGTCGCATCGGATATGGAAGCGTTACAGTATTACTAAACCCCTGCGAGTCCAAAGACGAGCCTACATGCGTCTTTTCGATAACAGTCCATGCGCCGGCAATGTCCATGTCGCGATATTCAAACGTGTGGAATGCGCCGACTTCGTACACCTGGCCTTCTCGCCCAAGACCGCACAAACCGCTAGGCATAAGCACGTCCCACTGGATCTGATGGGCAAGCGCGCCTTCTGGGCATAGGGCAAACGGACCACGATAGCCGCCCTCAAGGTTTGAAGGGTCAAGCGTGACGGATGCCGAGGCAGTTTCGAGATAGGTGAAGCCGGGAAACGCTGTGTCTACCGCGCCAGTGGAATCAAGGCGCTCTACGGTAATCTGTGCGGTGCTGAAAACAGTGATTCGGAACCGCTGACCACGAGGCGCAATGCTCGCAGGAAGCGCTCCTAGAGTTAATCCGGTTACAGGTGCGCCACCGTCAAAGTTAAGCGTCATCTCGGCAGGAGTGGCGCCTACAGACGGCGTGAAGCTGTTTACGACGTACAGCCCGGCGTTTGTACCGGCAATCTCAATCGAGTCGCCAGCCGTTGGGTTCAGCATGTCCAGATTGAAGCCGCGAATGATATCTCGACCAGCGCCACCATCGATAAAGTCGTATTGGTACGAGACGAGGATGCGAACAATCAGATTGTCGAACCAGTCGGACGGGAATAGGCCGGCACCAGATGGGATAGTGACTGTGTAGTCGTCAAAAATCTGAGAGGTCGCAACGTATCCATTTGTCAGCGGAGTGGATACAGTCAACTCTAGGCCGGCAGCACCGTTAGAGCTTGAGCCAACTTCCGGCACGTCGTACCAGATAAGGTGCGCAGGATCGGCGGACAGATCAGCGCCAGGCGGATAGACGTTAACCACAACGTCAGCGCCTAGCGAGATAACGGGAGTTTCGCCAATCAGGATTTGATTACCTGGAATGACGTGCTCACCAATGCCAACGCAAGTCAGAAGTTCGACATGTTGCTCACGAGGCGCTGCAAAGTATCGGTGCGGGCCAGATAGCAAGTCAGGGTATACACGTCGCTCGCCTGAAACCTCTCGGATTGGCGAGTTTAGTTTGATCTTGTTGCCCTTGAGCGATGCCTCGTTAAGCCCTTCGCCATTCTGAGCAGTAGAGCTAACCTTTGGAATCTTCGGAGTCAGAGTCTTGATGGCGACGAGAAACAGTGCTCCGAAGAACAGTTCTGTGCCCTTTGGCTCAATGACGATATCAACAATGTCAGTTGCAGCAAACGAACAGATGGCCCACTGCTCAGGCGGAATAACAGATCCATTCAGAGACACGCTGATCGGGTGTACATCCATATCGGAATAGCTGGGAATGTTCTTCGCCAGCCACTCGCGCACAGTCATCCCGCCGACCTGGAACTCCTCGCTAGGCTCATCATTTAGTTTCGATCCGAATACTCTAATTGTCACGGTAGTAGATCACTCGAAGGTATTGAGATTCGAAATCGTTAACCCTTAGCAAGCGCGCTCCCTTCTTCGGGTTTATTTCAAGCGCATGCAGTCCATTTTCTAGTTCAATTATAACAGCGACATGGATGCACAAAGGACCACGGAATACGGCTGCGATTGCTCCGTGTTCTGGTGCGCACTCTTCCATTGAGGCGGATTCTTGTTGATAGGCGCGGGTGAATTCTTTTGGTTGCGTGTTTCGGATTGATCCGAATGATGGGAGCAGGCGTTTTCCGCAGTGGTGGTGACGGACATATCTTGTCATCCCCCAGCAGTCCCACTTATCGGGACCGCGTGCGCCATCCTCGTATGTAGCCGCTAGAAATCTATTGATCCAATCCATTAGACATATCTCAGGCCAGGAGCAAAATCAGCCGTATACAACCGACGAGGCCATTGATAATTTAGCGCGTCGATGAACCCAGCCTCAATCTGCACAGTAGTCCCGGTAACATTCCCGCCAAGCACGACGGCATAAAACGGTTTCTCAGATGGCTCGCTCAAGTCCGTATTCAGATACCGCCTAAACGTCAGAGTAATACGTGCGCCAGCCTCCATTGCCGTATCGATCAATCGCTGAGCCTGTCCAGTGACGTTATCAATCGCAAAGTTAAGCGTCTGATTGCCTTGGTTGCTTTTCTTTGGCAGAGCAATAGAGATCGGGGCCGCCATGAATGTCTTGAATACGACACCATCAAGGCCCAATGTCATGTCTTCGTAACCCTTCACGATGTAAATGGATTCGGGCCATACAGGACAGGCAAGCTCAATGGTGTCAATGATGACTTCCGAACCTGCCGATGCGTATACTCGCTCGATCAATGTGCTCAAGTGCCCTGTCTCCGAGTGCCGGTAATCTGGTTGGTTGCTCGGCTAGTTCTGCCGTCGCCCATCATGTCGCCAACGATTGTATCAATAACCCAGCGTCGATCTTGTTCGCTGAACTTAGCGGTTGATTCCATAGTCTGTCCGCTGTAGTTGTGGTTGTTGATTACCGGGGCGTTACCTGCTCCAGAAGACGCGCCGGCACTGGCGTCTTTAGCGCTGACAATTTCGCCACGCTGATTCGGTAGCGCGTACTGCCTGCCGTTCGCTGCATTGAATACTTCTGGTGCGCCAGTTTCGTTAACGCGATACATCTCGTTTGCTTGAACCGGTCCACCAAGCGCGCGGCCAGGAGCGGCGACGGATGAAATATTGCCAACCAGAGACGCAGACGCAGCAGCTACAGAGGCCATTGCTGCAAGGTTGAGAGGCCAAGGGTTTGCAGCGGCCAGTGCGATACCCTGCTGAATGGCAATCGTTGCAGACGCGATCGCAGCGGCCTTCTGAGCGACAAACGCAACCTTGTATAAGGCAGACTGCTCGCCGAACGCAGACTTCATGATGTCAGCTACACCGCCAAAACCTTGCTCTGCCGAATTCAGCAGGAGCGTATTCCTCGCAGTGTCGATCTGGCTCATCCGGTCAGCGTGCTGCTGAGCCATCTGCTCTTCTAAGGTCTGATATCCGCCGAGAACCTCGATCTGCGCAGCCTTGGCCTCGTTGAGTCGAGCCATCTGATCGGCATAGCGCTGAACTTCGGCTTCGGCTTCAGCCTGATACCGTGCAGCCTGATTGTCGAACTCGCCACCAGATAGAGGATCGACCGTGCCAGTCACCTTCTTTCTGGCTTCCTCGGGCGAGCCGAACTCTTTGCGTTTAGCCTGGAGAATGTTTAGCTTTTCAAGCTCGACACCAAGCGACCTTACGGTTTCAATATCCTCTGGCGAGGCATACGTGTTAAGGCTCAACTCGGCCTTTCTTGCTGCCAGCTCCTCGGTAGAAAGGCTGGTTTGATAGATCGCCTCTTGAAGAGCGTCAAGAGTTTTTATGTTTTGTTCGTTGCCCTGTCTTTCATCGGCGGTTGCTTTCTTTGCGCGCTGCTGCGCTTCGGTTTCCAGCTTCTTGCTGGTCGCGCCTTCCTGCTTGCGGGCGGCCTCTAGATTGTAAATTTCCTCGGCCAGCTTTTGCGCGGCTATGATTTCCTCTGGTTTTGCGCCTGGCCCAAGCTTGTTCTTAGCTGCCAGCTTAGCGCGCTCAACCCCGACGAGACGAGTTAGCTCCGCCTCTTTTGCAAGGTCGTCTAGTGCTTTCTGGGAGTCTGTTTTTGCGGCATTGGCAGGCGCAGTAATCTTGAGCTTGGCGCTTTCCGCTTTCTGCTCAGCAACCTTTCGATCCTGAATTGCCTGAATCTCAGAGTTGTATCCAGCGATACGTGCCTTAGTGGCCTCTGCCATCACTGAAAGTCCGAATTTAACCTGTGTTGCGTATTGCTGCTCGGCTGTCGCCCTCTCTAGGACAAGCTTATTGATTCGCTCTTGGTCGGTAAGCTGCCCAGAAGTTAGGCGGATGCCGTTAGCAACTGCATCCAGAGCCTTGGCCAGAGTTGTCGAGGCGCCAATAGCCTGATCAAGCTTGGAGATAGCAACACCCATTGCGTTAACGATGGCGTTCCCAGCATCACCAGCAGAACGCGGGACTTTCTTGAATTCCTCGTTTACCTTGCCAGTCTGCTCATAAACAGCAGTCAGCACGCGATCAATAGTCAACTTGCCGTCAAGCATCTGCTGCCGAAGTTCGCCAAACGGAATACCAAGGCCGGCTGCTATCTTGCGACCGAGTTCTGGCATTTGCTCGATGATGCTGTTGAACTCTTCTGCCCGCAGAGTGCCGCCAGCGACTGCCTGGGAGAATTGACGCAATGCAGCGCTGATCTCTTCGGCGCTAGATCCGCCAATCTTGCCGATCTTTTGCAGCGTGTCGGTCAGGCTTAGAACCTGGTCGCGGGTAACACCAAGACTCACGAGCGATGCAGTCAGGCTTTCCCACAACTTGATCGTGGTCGTCAGATCAGAGCCGCCAGCAGACGAGATCTGAATCAGCGCAGCGTAGTTGGTGCGGGCATCTTCAGCGGTTGCAGACAGGCGCTTAACCCGTGATTCGAGCAGGGTAAATTGCTCGCTGAGTTTTTGCAGGTTGGCAATGGCCTGAATTGAGATTATGCCCGCGATTGCGCCGGCCAGCGGGGTTAGTGCAGTTCCGAACTTGGACGCCTCTCCGCCAGCCGTAGACATGTTCTTGCCAAGCGTATTCATGCTCTTGGACGAATTGGCAGCGGCCTTATCCGTCTTGTTCATGCCAGTCTGCAGGCCGTCAAGACTCTTGTTGACGTTTTGCGAGCCAGTCAGAACCTGAGCGGTATCGACCTCGACTTGATACTGAATGGAGCCGGCGTTAACTGTCATTTCTTCACCTGATACTGGCGCAGCTTGTTGATTTCAGCGAGTCGAGACATGGCCTCGTCGTGCTCTTCGATAGGTAGCGTTTCTGGCTTGCCGAACTTGGATTGCATGGCGCCTGAAAACTCAGTCATCGTGAGGTTCCAGGCTTCGGCGCTAGACAGGCCGAGATGCGCAATTGCCTGAGCGACAAACTCCCGAGGCTTGAACTCTGGCACGTATTCTTCTTTAGGCTTTGCCATTAGGCGACCTTCAGGCTTTAGACCGATGATCCCGTGACGCATGAGAGAGCGCGCAATGTGCACCATGTCCTGAGCCGGCATGGCGCCTGGAACGAATGAGCCCCACTTGCTACCCATATGCCCAAGCAGAGGGCTTACATCCTCGTCACAGCAAGCCATCAGCACGTCATAGGCCGTAGCCATTACTTCGCGCTCCCATGCCCTGTACGCAGAAACAGGCCAGATGGGATTTAGCTTTGGCGCAGAAAACAGGATGCCGAATTTGGTTACGATCTCGGATGGCGAGCCTAGAGAATCCATTGCGGCAAGCGAAGGCCGAAAAAGGAAATCGAGATCGCCGGAACTAACCCCGACCTCGCCTACAGAAGTGATTGCGCGCATATTTTGCGTCCATAAATATATCCTCTATTTTACCATGCAGGTATTGACGAAATAGAAATCGTGGATATACTCGCGAAACTCAAACGAATTTAAGGATGGGAAATGCTTACTCTGATGCTCGTGATCGGACTTTGCTCTGACGTTGGCTGCGATTACATTGATCTGACTCAGCGAGAATCTGTCATAAGTGACAGCGATTGCTTTCAGAAGGCCGAACAGTACAACGAGTACAACCGGTCAATTGGAGCAGATCCTAGGTTCGCGTGCATCGAGCCGCAGAAATATGCGTTGCTGGCGAAGAAAGAAATCTGAGTCATAAAAAAGCCCCGATAATCCGGGGCTTTGTGCATCTACTGAATTAAGCCGTCACTGTCACCGAAGTGGTGTCAGATTTCGATGGATCGCTTACCGATGTCGCAGTGATCACGACCACGCCAGCAGCAACGCCTGTTACGCGACCATTGGCGTTCACGGTGGCGGTCGCAGGAGTTGCAGAACTCCAGGTTACGGCCTGGTTGGCAGCAGCAGGGAGCACGGCGGCGTCAAGGTTGGTCACATTGCCTACGGCCACGGTCGCGGTTGCAGGAGTGGTAGTAACCGAAGTAACGGCAATCGGAGTGTCTTCAACGATCACGCTAGGCAGACCGCCAGGGCGCGAAGTAGCGCTTGCAGTGATGGAGTAGGTAGCAACGTCGTCGTATGGGAACTCTTGGCTGTACTCGGTCAGGATCGAGAAACCAATGACGGTATTGATCGGGCCAGTCAAGCGCAGCCACAGGTACGGTTGTGGATCGGTTACGAAGTGATCGAACAACAGTTGCTGGTTGGCAGTGGTGCCATCGTCGCGCTTGGTAACGCCGTCAATGGAGACTTCGAAGGTTTTGTAAGTGATCAGAGTGTCACGGAAGCCGCCTACAGAGTCATCAGCGGTGGCATCAACGGTGTCAGCGCTCATTGTCAGCGACTTGTTACGAGCGGCACCCAATGGCAGCCACGTCAACGTCATCGGATCAACATCGCCGCAAGCAAGCGCGAACTCTGCGAGAACGCTCTTACCTACGAATTTGGAACTTGCACAGTTAAGGGCCATTCTCGGCGCCTCCT